CTTGGTCTAATGTATCAGCAATATTAATAATATTAACTGATGGGAGATTATTAAATGCAATAGGGTATACAGTGTCATCATTGTAAATATTACGCCCTACAATAATATTTACTTTTCCCCCTTGGATAATTAAATTCCCAAACAGCTTGCCTAAACAGATATACCACGCATTTACATTACTGAAATCATATCTGATTCCAAGGCCTGTTGCTTTCTCACTTTCCAAGGCATTGACTACATCGGTTGCGTTTTTAATGTTTAGTCCGCTCAAAATGGTTTTCACAAGTTGTAAAGTAGGTGCTTTTGCTAATGAATCGCTATCGTCTACGCTAGTAATCATGTTATTTATTTGTTGAATAATAGCATTGAATCGATCGTCATGTGCATGTTCATCGGAGTTATGTCTTTCCAACTGTTCATGCGTTACTAATGCCCCCATGTTAACAGTTAGCGATACATTCCCCGTATTACTAAATACCATTCCGATGGTTAATTCTTGAGATACAACTACCGAACCACCTTCTGCCGGCATTCTGTCCGGTTCATGGTCCGTAAGGTATGCATACAATATTTCGCCTTTATCAGGATCTTGTGCAAATAGTCCAATTTCAGACATTCGGAAAGCTTCATGTATGCCAGTATTAGTTATAAAGGTATCTACGCTTACGATTTTACCTTCTTGTTTAACTACGAAATTAGTAGTCTCCCATTTAGAAGAGAGTACATCAGTTAATGCCAATGGATTCGTTGCATTAACACCACTACCGACTTTAATTTTAGTAAATGTCAGTTTAGTTTTGCCTGCGTTTACTTTTGCTTGCAAATCTGCGCCGACATCAGTCATGGTTGCATTTGACCATTCTGCCATATATTCCTCCTATCTAACGCTATTATCTAGCGTTACATTAATCTTCGTTTTCTTCGATTCAACAGTGTACGACGTTACATGGGTATTCAAATTAATACGCCATGCATTCGTGAAATCACACTTGATATTCACTTTCTTAGATACACCGCACCACCCAGCGAAATACTTATTGAAGTTAATTCTTCGAATGAATTCAATACCATCTAACCAGGACCGTACATTCTTGGCCGTATTAATAGCTCGTACAAGTTTAGTAATATCTGCTTCACCGGTTAATGGTGCCGTAATGAGCGTAACCTTGAAATAATAAGGCTTACCACCATACTCGAACCATTCTGCAATTTTCGAATCAGAATATACAGTTTGTACGGCTTTTTCAACCGCATATGGTGTACCTTTATGGCGGTGAATATCAATTGAATTCTTTACCAATTCACGTTTCATTGCTATTGGTAATCCACTGTCATAATCATCTACATGTAATTGGTATGCTAAGTGATCAATTACACTTTCTGATTCAGTATCAATCGATGACCACAATAACAGCGTATTCGTGTTCATGAATTCAGCTAGCGTTTCATCCCACGTTTTAGCAAGGGCCTTAATTGGCTCCCTATCGATTGAGGAGGGAAGATGTTCCGCGCTGGTATACTTACTATCACGTATCATTCTTCCTCGCTTCCTGCGAACACTACGGCGATTGTATTGGCTACTGCCACACCACTTTGTTCTGCAATAGGAGTAAATACAGGCGCCGTTACTTCAACGCGCTTAATGCCAGATACATCCATGAGCATTTGCACCAATCGACTAGGTACTATATCACGGCCTAATTTAGATTTTTGCCATGTCACATAATCATTGACCGCTTTATCTGCCTTAGCTTTTACCACTGTTGCATCAGCGCCTTTTTCAATGTAATACTTAGCGTCGATGTTATATTGCGTAGTAGTAGGTGCTAATACAGTGAGCTTATCAGTTAAAGGTCTACGTTTCTTATCAGACAAATAGTTCGTAATAGTCTTGAGTAATTCTTCACCTGGAATACCACCACCAGATAGTAATGGATAGATGTTAACTTCCCCAGGATGTTGAGAGGATACACCTACATCGGCCACAAGGTGTGATGCAGATTTTGTGAAATACTCATAGGCACCTTCTGGACCTGCCACAGAGAATGATTCAGGAGCCTCATGAATACGCTCACGATAGGCTTCATCATCCTCTGTATCGGAACCACCTTCAGATAATGTAGTATTGCTCATCGTATCCACATACGCTATAGGGTCAATAATTGTACTTATTTCACCTGGTTTAAACCCATTACCTTTGGCCCCTGTACGTTGTGCTTCTGCTTTTACGGATCCATTGAGTTGACCTGGTAGGATTACCAAATCTTCAACAGTAGCAAAATATTCACCATCCTCTGTGGATATCCTTGTACCCTTTGGAATAATGACAGAATTCGTACGCACTGCTGACAATGTTGCTTGAAGAGTTGTAGTCGCTTTTGTTGCCTGTAGTCGCTCAACGGCAGCAGGCACCGCTCCAACATGGTCCAAGTTATCACCTTCTGCGTAGGCTAATAGATTTTGTTTAGCTGCATAATTTGCATCGTTCAATAATCGGATAATAATTTCCGAAATTACATTTAAAAATAAAGTAACAGGGTCGCCCTCTCCCAAGGTTCGCCCTGTTATTGTTGTGTAAATATCAAATACCTTCTGTTGAACATGTTCTTTGTCAGTATTAAAGAACTCAACATTCGGTAAATCAGATAATCTCATACAGTCACCATCACTTTCGGAATCAACTCACCATTTTGTGTGGCAGTAAAGGATATATCACTAATTTTGGCACGTGGTTCGTACCGTTTAATTTGTTGGAATATGTCATTAGATAGATGCGCTTGTGCTTGATGGATAGGCATATCAATAATGCGACCATCAATACCAAACTCCCTATCTAGTGGCACACTACCACGAACAGTAGAAATAATCGTTTGCACATTTTGCAAAATCTCAGCGACTTCACTTTCAGGTGCTAGCGATATTCTATTGTCCGTAACTGGTTTAATTTCATACGTTGCTGACATGGCTAGAACCTCCGCAATATCGTATTAACTTTGTTAAACTTCTGACCATATTTGTTAAGCATGGACTTTTCTTCTACTGTGTTCTTGTCCGGATATTCCTCAAGAGTTAGTGATACTTCAATGGATTGAGTCTTACCATAGGCATCTGTGAATAGGCTATCTTCGCTCATAGACATGATGACAAAGTAGTTTTGACTAACAGGTTTACCGCCAATAATAAACGGCAATACAGCCCCCGTATCGCGATATTTTCGCAGTTTCTTAACAGTACTATCTGGAGATTGTCCAAGCGATGAAGAAATAAGAATCTTACATGTAATTTGTTCTACGTCTGGCCCACTAAACTGTTTGACAGGCTTTTCTAGCATTAAATTATGCTTCTCCCATCTAGCACTACCTGAACGCGTTACATCTGATACAGTAAGAACATTGTCTAATGCGGTATAAAATACGATATCCGCTAAATAACCGATATACATCTATACCTCCTATTCTGGTCCTGATGTTGTAGAACCGCCAGACTCTACACCACCATGCACATGATGAACTAATGAAATACCATTGACCACCACATCCCCACTATTTGAATTAATGGATAGCGTACCACCAACATTAAGAGTCATATCCCCAGGAACAGTGAGCACACGTTTACCATTATCAGCGCCATCTGGAGTTGGATCCGCGGTACTAAAGAATGTGCCAATGATAAACCCATCAGAAAAGCCACGACCGGACCGATTAGGCAACATAATGCACAATACCTGGTCATCAATTACCGGCATCCAATAGTCCTTATCATGTGCTGCACCTCGATTAATGACAGATAATGGCGCCGTTACAACACCTTCTCTATCAAGACGTGTAACAACGGCTTTACCTTCTTCAGGAATTGTACTTGAAACATTTCCAATAAATATCATGTCCGCTAATGCAGATAATATAGAATCAGTAGCCATTTAAACACCTCCTTACATCAATCGACGTTGAATAATTGGCCCCTAATGAGTGCGTTGCTTTCGTAATTAAATAATTGCCATCAAACACACCAAATCCTTCAAGCTTAACTGTAACTGATGCCATAATAAGAGGGTTTCCAGGAAAACTAAATGACATTGTGTCGGCTTCCTTGTTCGCTTCTCTTAGCTTCTTTTTGGCCAATCGTTTTGCTTCAGCCTTATCCTTCACCTGTTCGTTAACTTCTAATACAGCAAGGTACGTATGACCCTTACGGTCAGGATCTTCAAACGTATCCTCAATTACAGTTTTCTTGTCCTTATTGGTATATTTAACATGACATGCTCGATATACCTCACGAGTTTTACTTTTATACGAATAAGATATAGCCCTAGTAATAATCAAAGGCGGTTGTTCGCCTTCCTTCGTTTGTATAGGTTGATATTGTCCACCTGGTCTACGAATTATGACTTTAGGCTTCACATTTTCGTACTTATAATCATCGAATATAATTAATTGTTCAGTGGATACCTTAAGAGAAAACCCCGCATCATTGCATAGTTTCTGCAAGAATGCGAGGTCTGATTCAGCACTTTGTGATGCATCTTTTAACGGTGGGTCAAAATCAGCATCCCATACTAGCTTCAACTTATTATCTTTTGCCTTTTCGGTAGCAATCGCTTTTAGCGTTGTGGCTTTCCACGATTTGTCTTTCTTTTTCTCCCGTAAGTCAGTACTACCGATAATAGCGACACCTTTGATTTTGACTACATCCGGAAGGCTACTTCCCTCGAATTCATCAATTTCAAATTTGCCGATTGGTAATGTAAATTGTTCATCCCCTAATTTCTCCCATGCTACGGTATTAATAGCGACTTCTAGTAATGATCCTTTCACAGGATACCAATCACCGACCCATAGACGGCCCCTATCCTCTAATGAGATAGCCACATCATCTACAGTCCCTGAAAGGTTATCTGTGAAAGTTACATCAAGAAGATACTTACTAATATCGTCGGTGATGTCCTTTGATTCTTTACTTCCCCAATGTTGGTAACCAATGGTACACCATGCCCGCCGTGCTAACTTCGTTTGTGGTGTTAAATCTTTCTTCCATTTCTGAACCTTAGCTAGGCTCTTTTGTAAGCTCATGTACTATCGCCTCCATGGTGGCAAGAATTCAGGTAAAGAATCAGCAGGAATATCTGGGCATATTAACACAACACCAGCGGAAAATATCGCCGTATTACGGTGCTTTTGATTGGCTTCTAACAATAGATTGATATATCGTTCGTTGCCATATACCTTATAGGCGATTAAATCCCACATATCCCCTTGTATTGTTGTATAACTAGTCATAACTCAACCTCCGTTGTCCGGCGGTATAGCTACGCATCATTTGTTCAAATTCACGCATTTTAGCGTCTAATGCTGACATAATATCATCAGTTGAACCATTGCCAGCATTAATGACAGGTGCGAATGTAATTTGTACAGGCGCCCCACTATTACTAGATGAGGATGTCACAGGTACGCTAGGTGCTAATGATACAGTAGGTGCTACAGCTGACTGCGCCCCACTCACACCTAACATTCGTCCAGCCGTTTGCCATAAATTCATAGCATTAGCACTACCATCAATAGGAACAATTACTTCAGGATATCCAGCCTCCCCAATCAATGCAACTTCTGGAGATGTAATAACACCACCATTAGCATATGCATTACCGCCTGCAGCTTGAACACCTACAGTAAAACCGCCACTAAATTGAGCCTTAATGCTATCCCATGCGCCAGCGATTGCATTAGATACAGCACTAGGAATTTGCTTAATCCAATCTAATACCGCATTATATGCATCACTTGCCCATTGGCCTGCAGCTGCTACGAATCCTGCTCCCGCATCAGCACATGCACTCGGTAAATTCATGATGAAGTTAATAACATCATTTACCAAGCTACTAATCCATGATGTCGCCGTCGCATATGCCTCAGAGGCAAACGAAATAACCGCCGCTACGAATTCAGCACCCAAAGTTATCATGTACATAGGCAAGTTAATTAGGAAGTTATAAATATCATCGACCATGGCACTAAATGTAGTAACTGCGAAGTTATAACACTCAGTGGCGAATGATACGACGGCAGATATAACAGCCGTACCAACTTGTACCGCAATCTCTGGCAATCGTAAAATAATGCCTATAATGAACCCTACGGCCATGCCAATATATGTTGGTAAGTTTAACCATAGATTTACATAGGCAATTATTGCCGCTTTCAACGCATTAAATACACTAAGGCCTAATGATAAGAACCCATTAATTACAGCCATAATACCGGATATAATGGCGCTCCATGCCGAACTTAAAGCAGAACACACGCTATCCCATATTGAACTCAATCCAGAACATACACTATCCCAAACAGATGTTAATGTCGCACAAATAGTGTCCCAGTTAGTTACTAATAGGTATATCACTGCAATAATCGCCATAATAGCAATTACCCAAGGTCCACCTATTAATGCACCCGCTGCTTTGAACGCGCCCATTGCCGTTTCTACGCCTTTAAATGCCGTGGTAATTGTAGTAATACCTGATGCAAGTTTTGTAGCCGTGCCATACAGTAATGCTAATTTCAATCCATTAGTTACTACTGCGGCAATAGCTTCCTTATTATCCTTCATGAAGGTTACAACAGCTTGTAATACCGGTATCAGAGCCGGTAATATTTGCTGAGCAATAGGGATAAAGGCTTGTGCCAACCCTAATGCAACTTGCGTAGCTTCCGCTTTCAAGATGTTCATCTGTAGCCATATTTCATGAAGTGATTTAGGATCTATACCGACACCTTTGATTTGTGACGCTGCCGCTTGTGCATCTGCGTAGTTTTCGAACACCTTAGTAAGCTCCATACCTTTGGCCCCTAATGTTTCAAGCATGAATTCCTGGCCACGGCCTTGTGCTACTGCATTTTGGTACCCTTTAGCCATTGCATCCAGCTGTTGATTCATAGGCAATAACTTGCCATTGGCATCGGTTAAGGATACACCAAATTGGCTGAGGTACCCTTGCAATGCTTCAGCACTTTTACCACCACCGGCCAACGTCTTGTCCATTTTCGCAAAGGACTTTGCGGCTGCTTCTACATCAACACCACTTAACGTCATAATCTTCTTAAATTGTGCCGTCTCAGCGGTTGTCATATGTAGTTTATTGGACAATTGATAGAGTGCTTCACCGGCATTAACTACATTATCGATAATGGCACCAATACCAAACCCACCGGCGGCAACCATAGCAAAACTTGCAAGCTTTCCTGTAATACCACTTACCGCAGCACTAGCACCTTGCGCAGCTGATGCAGCACCTGCTAAAGGACTTGCACCGCCCATTTTACTGATTGCATTTTGATGTGCCGTCTGACTTGCGATATTAGACCGTAACTGGGCTTGCCGTTGTAACATAGAATTTAGCTTTTGCTCAGCTGCAATTGCTGCGTTCCTATCACTAGCATTACCAGTTTTTTGAGATATAGCTTGTAATTTTCTATACTGCGCCTGTTGGTCCTTGATTGCGTTAGATAATTTGTTGAGTTCCTGAGATGCTTTAGATACGGAAGAGGATAACCCACCATCGAGTTTACCTTTAATGGCAATCGCCATTTCTAAGACTTTATTGGCCATTATTTTCTCCCTTTCATTGCTTTATTCTCACGCTCGATACCATCACTAATGAGCTGAACGTGGACTATGAACTCATCCACGTCTAGCTCTCGAATGAAGTAATCCATCGGTGTGCTAGTGTATTTACTACACATGATCGCACACTCGGTGAAATACCGTTCTAGGTCTGTTATTTTTCGGAATTGAGCAAAAAATTCTGTACCTCTAGGCACACTCTAGTGAAATCAGCCGCCGGAAGACTATAAATATCATCCACTTTACATCCACATGCAGCTGCTGCTACATGTGCTTGGTATGTCATGGATAATGCAGGAACTGTGATTGTTCTATCTTCATTCTTAGCTGACTTTTCGCATTTAATTAATGTGTAACCGCTGATGCCTTCAAATTGTAAGGAATGACCAGCTTTTACTAATTCAATACCAGTTTGTTCATGTGTTTCGTTCATAGTGTTATGTTTACTCATTATTGATCGTCCTTTCTACAGACTAAATACCGAGTGCAGCACGAACATCGCCAAGGAAGTCAGTGCCATCAGAAATAGAATCTTTATAAGCATATTTATCGATTTCACGAACTACCTTGCCATCTTGTTCGAGTTTCAAGTATGTCGTTTCAATTGTGTTCGTTGCATCGATAGTATTACCGGATTCATACGTACCATTTTCTTTAGATTTAGCACGGCCACGAATAACGGCACGTGTAGGCACGATTACATATTTATCCTTACCACTATCCCAACATTGGATAGCACCACGTACTTCTAAACGTACGCCACGACCACCTGTAAGGCGGTGTGTAGTTTCTGTTGGAGTGTTCCAAGTAAGTTTAGTTTCCATAGAAGAGTAGTGGCCAATAACTGGCGCTTCTACTTCACCTGCAATACCCACACCTTTGACAGTTTGAGTCATTACAGATTCACTAGGTAATTCTACTTTGGCAACACCTAAACAGTTGTCAGAGCCTTCTTCGTATACACGGAAGTCATTAAGTACTTCCGGTACTTGGTTGATAGATGCCATGATTAATTACCCCTTTCTATACTGTTTGAAATAACGTTTTGAAATAGGAAACATCGTATTCAGAAATACTTTCAATTTCTTGCGCTGGAATTGGAGGTGTACGGAATTTGTGGAAGCGAATAATACCATTCAACAAATCAGTTGTAGGGTTTTCTGCTTCTTTAAATTCAATACGACCACCCAAGATAAAGCCACGAGAAGTAAGACCGTTAAGACGGATTGTTTCACTATCAAGAATTGTTTTGATATTACGTGGCAAGATAGGCATATCTACTTTTTGCCAATACGTTAAGATGAATGTTTGGTCATCCCAATCATTGAAACGGCGTACACAAATGAATGTATCCTTAACATCAGTTGTGCCAGGATATGCACCTGTGTAGTTGCCCCAAGATACCCAACCATTGATATTAACGGCTGTCATAATACCTTGAGAGTTCAATAAGTTGGCTTGGGAATGCGTAAGCATTACTTCCTTACCATTAGCTAAGCACAAGCCTGTAATGTTCATAGACTTATTGGAAGGGGATAACGTAGGAATATCGCTATTTGATGCATCGCATTTACCAATAATGCCCATAATGTGTGTAGACATATGGAACATGTAATCGCCATTGCGGACCATTGGCCAACATACGACTTCAGATTCACCTGTATAGCTATTACCTTTTTTCCATTCGTAAGCATCTGTGTATTTAACAACTTGTGTAGTGTCGATATCTACCAAAGTAGTTGCGCCAAATAAGTTGTTAATAACACGAGATTTTGCTTTCATTACAGAAGCGACTGTAGGATTTTGAGAGAATCCAGGTGCAGCAATAAGACCAGGTACAATGCCAAAATGATGATAGATTGTATCAATCAATTCAAAGCCTGTTGCCTTTTCGTTACTATCAACACCACCGATTACGTTCTTATAATCGAAGTTTTCTACATCGAGTTCATCGTATGTGAGGTCCAATGTAGTTGCGGAATCGAATTTACCACCTTTGACTACAGAGATAATCAATTGATTCTTGTCATCAAATGCTGCCGTGTAATCAGTGTTGGCCACACCTGTTTGACCACCACTAGATACTTGCAATGTATTAAGCAATACTGCTGCTTTTACAATGCATTTCTTTTCTGTCAATGTAGCAGTTGTTGTAGTAGATTTCTTATGTTTAGCAGGATCCAATACGTTAACAAATACGATTGGAGCTACGCCATACAATTTGAATTGCGCATACATTGCTTCACACAAGGTGAAATGTGTCCAATCTTCAGAATAGCCAAGTTGTTGAACAGCTTCTTCCCAGCTATAACAAATGATCGGCTTATTAACTACTGCGCTAGGGTCTTCTGTAAGGTGCACTGGTGCAGTACCGAACACAATTGGAAGGCCGGCAGTAGTTTGGACAGGAGCAATTACAGAGGTAGCTTGCTCACTTGTTTTGACGCCATGATAAAAGGCCATTTACTTCACTCCTTTATAATTCTTCAATGCGTTAACATAGAATACATTTAATTGTGTGCCTTGTGTTCTCACATCAATCATTGCTTGATTGAGTTCATCTAAAGGCACGAATAAATGCATAAAAATAGGGTCTTCCGATTCCGGCAGTGGTGCGCCGTCGCTAAATACCATGAATTGGTTTAGCCGGCTACTGCGGAACGAAGGCCCAACATATACAACAGGGTTCATCGTTGTCTCCTATTCAATTACTTTATTATCCGTAAATATCTTATTTAGATTTCTACGAATAACTGGAATATACACTTCAAATTCAAGATATCCAACCCATTGAGGGTACGGTTGATCATCAGGAATTGTTGTATTAACGGTATTATCCTTAATTTCATATCTAAGTGCGACCGGATTATCAGATAGTAACCTCTCACGCACTACCTCTAATAGGTGATATAGTCCGACATGGCCTTTAGTTAAGGCTTCATCATAAGTAGTTACCAATACAGTAATCCCTACAGTCGAACTATCTGCATCACTAACAGAGTACGGATGCACTACTACGGCTGGGCATAACTTGCGCTTGTCTTCATTCTTATCCACTCTTGGTAAGAACCCGCTCCATACTCGAATAGGGCTCGTGGTAACATCACTGGTTTCATTTAGCTTGCGCAACTCATCCATGAGATAGGCAGCAATGCCATCTGATACGTCTAATGGTGTCATTAGTTACCTCCTAACGCGCGCTCTAATTCGTGATATAGGCGCTTTTCATACATTTCCATGCCTTCCTTTTGCATGGCATTCATAACAGTTTCATTACCAAACATTTGCGGTAAGGCTGGTCCATATATCCCTTTTAATGGATATCGTTCCTTGCCTTGGCGCTTCATAAAGATACCTGATGCACTCACAAAGCCATTTGGTACCTTTGTTTCTGTGCCTTTTTTAATCGACACAAATACACCTTTTCGCTTAAGTGATTTAATTTTGAAGTACTTTTGAGCGCTAGTATATCCACCTTTGATACGCATTTCTGTGCCATCATTCAATTTATTGATAGATACACCGGACTTTACGACCGCCACACCTTTGATGGCGTAGATATTACGTAGTGCTTGCGTACCTGCTTTTCTTGCGGTTGTTGCAGCACGCTTCGAAGCGGCTTGGCAGACACGTCGAACTCTATCTTCTTTTAATGTTTCCAGTGCTTTTTCAACTTTTGCTACTGCACTTTTATCAAGTTCTAGCTCAACCATCCATCAACACCGCCTCTAGCTTCTGCTCTGAGTTCGATAGACACAAGTCCATCTTCTTCCGTTGCACTTTGAACGATGTACACATCACCATCTAATCGGAATACGTTCCCCTGTGATGGAATTTCAGGGATGTCCTTTAATTTGCAATGCACAAATACAGACACCCCGTGCAATCCGTCATTTGATACGTGAGAGCCATTCGATAGGAATGACTCCCTCGCCGTTGGCGATTGGACAACCGCTTTAGCTACTGTGCCATTTAGATTATGCCCTTCGGCGAATTCGTCTTCATTAAGGAATACATCGTCAATATCGCTTTCTAGGTAATCTCTAAATCGCATTATTTTTTCACCGTAACTTCCGCATCAACTTCAGGTAATTCCATTTCTTCTTCCGGTTCATCTGGAACGACTTCCAATGGTTCCGGTACTTCAACAGGATCATCTTCAGCAGATTCAAACTTATCAGATTCAAGCAAGGATAACGCAATCGCTTTCTTTTTGATGTCGACTACTTCGCCTTTGCCATACATCTCGCCTTCATGTGCTAAATAACCCTTTAATACTCTGATTTTCATAAGTAGGTTACCCCCTATTTAGTTTTAATCGTAGCCCAATCGTCGATAGTTTCAGGAATCAATACGCAACGAGAATACACAGTCAACGTTAATTCTTGTGTGCCCTTATTAGCATAGTAATTAGGCACATAAATACCTGCATATGTTGTAAATTGGTTGTCATCGTTAAGTAACGTTACTGCCGCGTGTTGTTGACGGCCACGACCAGGAACACCTAATACAGCTGCATCATCGCCGATAAATGGCTTTACTTTACCTTCATCATCTTGATATGTTTCAAGATATGCGTACACATCAATGTTCAAGGACATGATACGGCCAACATATCTAACTTGTGGAGACAAATATTCAGGCGCAAAGCTGAACATAGAAATGTTTTCACGATTAGGAATAGCTAACCACTTATTGATAGACGTATTATCAAGAATGTATTTTTCAACATTTTTACCGACGACCAACACAGTTGGTACGATACCTGCGTTTTCTTGAATTTTTTCAGATGCCAATTTCAAATCGTTATAAATATCAGCGCCGGCTTGGTCCCATGTAGTAGTAGGTGTAATATCTTGTTCAAATTCAAAGTCGATTTCATCAACTTGAACTGTTTCACCATCGTCAGCATAGCCTTCGATTTTGCATTTACCAGTAGTAAGCAAATCTGCCGCCATTTTGTTTTTACGATTAATAATTGTGCCTTGTAAGTAGGACAAATCTTCGGCTTGCATTTGTGCAGCACGTTGTGCCGGTGTCATTGTAGATACAATATTTTCAGCAAATGCACGTTGGTCAAGTTGTTCTGGGTCAATCACTGTACGAGGTCCCATCATAGGTGCTTCGTATAAAGCAATTTTAGAACCAGCACGTTTAACGTTAACACCAGATGCACCACGAGATACGAAAGGTGCTAATGTGCGACCACGTTTACGAGTTTCTACTACGATTTTTTTAGAAGTTGCAACTGCTGGAACTTGTGGGAAGAAAGTATCAAGCAAGAAACTTGCCGGCGCTTTCATGCGTTCCACCGCTTGCATTAAGGAAAATGTATCTTTGAAATCAATTGCCATTATATAGTTCCCCCTATTTAATGCTAGTTAAGAATAAGTGAGCGTCCTTGAAGTCCGCTTCATGATCATTAATTTTGTACGCTTGGTCAACCACCAATACTTCACGATTAAAGCGACCGGAGATGTATACAGTTAATACATTGTGGTCAGTAGTTGCAGTAGTATCAGATACTACGATACCTGCAGGTTTACCAGTTGTTGTAATTTTTTGGAATGTACCAGCATTGTTTTCAAGCACTTGGCCACGTTTATAATCGCCGACTGCTACTTTTACATTTTGAGTTAATACCGGTACACCGCCACCACCTAATAGGTAATCAGCTGCGACACCATTTACTTTTTCGAAATATGCCATTATTTACCGCCTTTCTTAGCATTCGCAAATGCTACGACTTCATCAATTGCACTAGCTTTTGCCACTGCATCGTTGGTTTCTGGTGTAGATGCACCTTGAGGTGCTACTTGATCCGCACCGGATCCCATTTGGTCAATAACTAATTGTCGAATTTGGTCGACTACTTTGTTATCCGTTGTAGGAATATCAGATACGGCAGAGATGAAAGGTGTTACTTCATCTACAGTCTTACCTTCTTTAACAGCCACATCTACTAAACGATTGATGACTTCATTGTTGCCTTTTAACGCATTTAATGCTTCAACGCGTTCGCGTTCTGCTGTTACTGCTGTATTTTCTGCAGGTTCATTTGTAGAAATACCAAGCAAACCTTTTAAGCTTGCCATGAATTGATTTTCAGTCATAGGATTCTCCTTATGTTTTAAAAATTGTTTGATTTTGGCTTCATTTTTGGCCGAATACTTGCAAGATACTTTGTTTACAATAACCATTCCGTTATTCACAACAGCATTATCAATAATCGCCGTATCTACTTCATCAATTAGGCCGTAGGATTTCGCCTCGTCCGCTGTGAGCCACGTTTCATCATCCATAAGTGTATTTACCTGTTCAGATGTCAAAACATCGCTACGGCTCAAATAAACGTTTGCAATTGTTTGTTTAACACTCGCCAAATAGTTAGCCATTTTAGTTAAGCCGTCCGCATCAAAGCTATCGCCTAGATATACGGATGGGTTGTGAATCATGTACAAGGCATTGCTTGGCATGATTACCTTATCGGCAGCGCATGCAATAATCGTAGCTGCACTTGCGCACAATCCATCAATATGTGCCGTTACGTTGCCGGTATAAGTCTTAATCATATTGTGTATGGCTTGCGCTGCGAATACGTCACCACCGCCAGAGTTGATGCGCATTGTTAGGTCATTACCATTACAACTAGCCAAGTCACTTGCAAATTCACGCGGTGTAACTTCATCACCCCACCAAGAGGTATCAGAAATATCACCATACAAAATCAATTCAGATTGACCGGTACCATCTTGATTTACAAAATTCTTAACAGACCAGAATTTATTCATCCTCTTCACCTCCTTTCGCTTTAGATTCAGAGCCAACGGAAGGATTACCCGCATCAGCTAGCCCCATGCCATATTTCTCCATGAGTTGTTTTTCAAACGCAAGTTGTGCAATATTTTCTTCAAGATCTGTCCCTGTCATTTCGGCCGCTTCACGTTCTCGAGTGGAAACTCCATTCTGAACGCGAAGGTTACTACCATTCATATCCTTAACAGGGTCAAGAATTGACATAGTAGGTCCAAACCAATCAGCATTGCACCATGCTTTTCGAATCAATGGATCATCAAAGAAACCAGGCGCTTCAATTCGTCCATTCGCTACGGCTTCCATTAACCATACCTCATAGATTGGTTGACAGAAGTCACGAGCGAACCACTTTCGCCGTAGCTTATATTCTTCCCAAGCCTGTAACATTGCTGCACGGCTTGCAGAATACGAGGAGTTGAAGTTCTTCATTAGTACTTCGTAAGGTTGGTTAAGTGCTGCGCCTACTTGTTTGATGAGTTGCGTACTAAACACTTCAAAAGTAGATTGAGCATTGGATGCATCCACACTCTTAACATCCACACCTTTCGGTAAGGCATTTAATGTTCCAGGACCCAAATTGTATTCTGATACATCAACTACTGGTTCCGTTGGATCATCAACACCATTGTCGGCCAACATATCATTTAACGAACCGGAGTTAGTAACGGCTTCAGTAAAGAATAATGCGAAATACGATTTAATAATGGCAGATGTAAGCTCTGCATTTGTGTAACGATATACTTGCTTAAGTGTTTCAATGACTGGAGCTAAATAAGGCACTCCTCTGTACTGCTCAGGTCTAGTATCATTACTAATTTGCAGTACATTAGGAATACTTGTGCGTTTCCCGTACGCTTCGACCCTTGCCCATGTTGTTAACATACTTGTAATTGGTTCACCTGGCACTTGATTAGATACCCAGTAGGCTACAATAGCTCCATCAGTATCAATTTCTACACCATTCAATATGCGGTTCCCATTATCTGGGTTAAGCGCTTCAACACCAGTCGGGTCGCCTGTAACATATGTAGAATTTGTAAGCGGATTACTTATACGATTACCTTCAATTAATTGAAGTCGTAACGTATACGGCATATCTGGTGTTGTTGGTTTTCTTCTAAATACGGCGAAACTATCACCATCGGTAAGATATCCTTGATATGCGATGCTTTGCATATCATATAAATTGTTTTTGCGATAAATATCGCAGTCTTTTGATTCAGCCCATAAATCAAACTCGGTGCGAACCTTACGAGCCCAAGTTCTTGCATCCTCTGCGCTAATTCCTAAAATTTGAAATTTAGGTTTAGGGAATACATTGAGGCCTGCTCCAACTGTATGAGTGGTGCTCGTATTGATTGCAGCCGTGCCGACCGGTGTATTGATAGCTAAATCTGCGGATCTATCACGTAAAGTTGATAGATTTGCACCAATATCAGCCTTATAACCCAGTTTTCTAGGGTTATACCCCTTTAATGATTTGTTATCACGAGAGGCACCGCCCTCACTATATCCGCTATTTTTAGCCCTCGGAGTGCTTATTTTAGCGCTAAATTTCTTATTTTTTCTCGCCATTTTAGCCTCCTAATCCCTAAAAACTACCCGTTTTGACCGATTTCCTCGCCCATTATCGGTATCCATTCCTGGTAATTTGGCGCCTCTTGCCACTAAATCATCAATCATTTTTCTTACTTCTGCTAAATTTGCCCTTGTAAGAGTCCGATTTCCGATTGTATAGCTTTGGCCGGTCAATATTGCTTCCTCGGCTTTGACATACCACTCTAATCGGATATCAATTAGCCTTGGCTTACTCGAATAACTAGTTGCCATACATCCTCCTAAATATCTGCTGCTTTACTAGCCCTGCGCACACGTTTCCGCACTGGTTTCTTTCGTGGAGTAGTTACTGTTGTAGTGGAATGGCCTCCACCTTTGACTACTTCCGCCAATCTATCCCAATCAGGATGGATTGAATTCATACAGGCTAAGTTATATACACGTAAGTCCAATGGTTCATTACGAACCCCTGCTGTAGGCTCCCATATTTCATGGATAACGCCCTTACGTTTTACTTTCTTTTTGTGTTCTGAAATAATCCCCTTGAAGTACAGCTCGTCGTACCCTCTTGTTCCTAAGAATTCTTCATCCAAAGGAAAATGAAAGTACTTAGCTCCAGGTTCATCGATGGCCAATCGGTTCATTACCTGTTGTTTCCCATCGTCAACACCTAGCATTACAAGGGGAATCTTGCTCCCCGAAGCTTTACCAATCTTATAATTTAACGGTATACCAGGTGTTCCGGCCGTACCTTTGATGGCAAATCGTTGCTTACTGAAGTTCTTTTCACAGTATTCATATACTTTTGACGTGTAGTGACCGCCAGAGTCAATGAAAGCACGTGCCACTTTAAGACCTGTGCCATTCTTAAATCGGTATACTTTATCAAGCACCGCATCAAGTGCATCCCATGTTGCTTTATTATCAGGTTCACCTAAGATAACACCCTTACAGATACCCCAACATTCTTCGCCATATCCCCAACCGGTGATTTCATATTCTAACCGGTTATCTTGTGTATCTACGGCACCAGTTAGTAGTAATACACCGTCCGGAAGGTCTGCGCCATATTTCTCACGACGCCTAATGAATTGCTGATAGTCTTCGAATGCACCTTGTTGTGCGTATGATTCACCGAAACGCGTATTCATTACTACCTTTTCACGTGTAGGGTCGCCTTTAGCCTCTAGCCATTCCCTCATGATGTCATTCCAGGTTAGCCAAGGTGAAGTAAATCCATTTACAAAAAAACTGCGTATGCCATTTTGCAACGCAGCCGGGTTTTTCGATATGTACTTTTGAGGAACTTTCCGCATTTCGTCTTCAGAAAATGTAGATCCGCAATCAGGGCACCGCCATTTCACATCACTAACTACTACAATCTTTCGACCTTTAGCGTCCTTATGTTCCTCTGTCTCACATTCCATCTCAGTATGTCGTATCAAATGGTATTCACCACAATTAGGGCACTCATGTTGCCACTCTTCCTGTGTGCCTGTTTGATACTCTACATCGATTCGTGAGCTACCTTCATTCGTTGGTGTGGAGAATAACCCCATTACCCTGTTCCAAAACGTTGTCATACGTTTAGCAGCAAGGTCTACTGGGTCACCTTCTGTGCCAGCACTATCTGGGAAGCGGTCTACTTCGTCCGCTAGTAGCACACGTACAGGACGTGATGCCAATCCTGCTGGACTGTTCGCACCGCACATGATAAGACGGCCACCAGGGAAGAGTTTAGATAATATTGTATTCTTACCATCTCTTGTTTTTGCACCGTCCTCGGATTTAGTCTCATAAAATACTTGTGAAAGTACTTTTGTATCACGGATCATCGGAGAGATACGAGACTTTGAATAATCTTGAGCCAATTCTATAGTCGGTTGAATCATCATGACCGCACATGGGTCAAGATGAGCGTATCGACCTAAGACATTGTTCATGATATCTGATTTTCCCACCTGACTGGCGCTCTTAACCACTACCCGATTGATACCAGGTTGCGTGAAAGCATCCATAATATCCTTTTGGTATGGCGCTCTGCTCGTTTTCCAACGTCCTGGTTCAGCAGAAAGGCCTTGTGATAGCATGCGATAATCGTCGGCCCATTGGCTAACACTCGTTTTTGGCAGTGGTTTTAGACCCATTTTAGAAACATATTGCCATAATTCTTTTGCCGTTTTCATGCTATCACCTCCTTTTTTGCATTAAAAAAGCGCACCCATTTGTACGCTTAACCTTGTACCATTTATAGATGTAAACATCATAGCTATTAATGCCTGAGTTTCGACATCCGTATGGCACAATACCTCCATATGTTTTATGTCATGTGCTGATATATTTAATCCTTGTCTATATTTATATAGGAATTCAGGCATTGCCTTTTCTATCATCAAATACAAATAAAACGGAATTACATTTCTTGGCTTAATCACCACATATTTAGCATCAACTTGTTGTGATGTATCTAAATATAATAATTCCCCTTTACTTGCAGATACTTGCAAGCAAATACTACCTTCCGGATACATTTGATTCTTTTTAGGACGCCCCAGTATATCAGCAACTTCCGTAATTTTAAATTTCTTGTAATTTCTTAACATTACACAAACATCTTTTGAAGTAGATACTTCTTAACATCTTCTATTTTTTTTATCACGGCTTCTTGCTCCTTGATTGTACAAGCACTATCAGCAGATACCAAAAACTCTGTAAATTCTTTTACAAATTCATCATGCTCTTTCTTTGCATCAGGATCCGTACAAACTAATTGCTTTAACATCTCCGCAATTTCTAAGCCCAAAGTACGACTTTCTCGATTAATTTCGTTAAGTTCTTTAGCAAGCTGTACTGCATCTGGTATTTCTTCAGGCTCAAAACTATCAATATATCTAGGTATATTCAAGTTATAATCGTTTTCTTCTACTTCAGAAATACTAACTTTCCTTGAATACTTGTCAATATCAGAACGATTGTTATAAGTATCAATGACTTTTAACACCTGTTCTGATGTCATTATATTTTTGCTTTTATCCTTAACGAAATCGTTTTGAGCATCGATAAATAGTATATCGTTATTTACCCTATTTTTCTTAAATACAAGTATACATACAGGTATACTTGTATTTGTAAATAGATTAGACGGTAGCCCTATGACCGCATCAAGTAGGTTGTTATCAATAAGCTTTCGTCTTATATCGCCTTCTGCTTGCCCTCTGAACAATACGCCGTGTGGCATTATAAATGCAGCAGTTCCGAACTCATTTAACGAATAAAGCCCGTCAAGTATAAAGGCAAAATCAGCTTTACTCTTTGGGGCTAATTTATAGCCCTCAAAGCGTTCATCCATTTGTGGAATCCAAGATTGACTATATGGCGGATTGCTAATAATTGTATCAGCCGAATATATACCTTCATCTATACATACTTCTTTGATAATCTGCGGCGATTTATTACTAATCTCCACCATATATTTCGCTATGTTTTCTTGAGTTAGTACATTTCGCTCTATTACAACAGCAGGCACTCCGTTCATTACAAGATTAAAAAGTAAAAAACATATCGCATTTTTAGAATATTCCTCAAGTTGTAATACTACATCTGGATTATTCTTATACTTAGCTAACGAAAGGCCACCTATACCAGCACATACATCTCTTACGCATCCATTAGTGGATATACCTGCTACGATATCCATAACACTTTGAGGCGTATAGTCTTGCATATAGTTTTTTCTATCTGCTGCTTTTTCTTCAAATTCCTGTAATAATCCAGAATACGAATAACAACCACTCATATTCGCGATTAATCTTTCCAGTTTATTATGATCAAGCAACACATCCATTAATACACCTGGTATTTCATGAAGCTCACGAACAGATAAGGCTTTCATCATGCAATCTAATATTGTCATTTTCGAACTTCCTCCTCATCTGTATCATCACTATCCATGAATAATGACGGCGTATATTCACTTAATTCTGATAATTTATCTTCAATTTCTTGCGTTAACAGGTTATATGCTTCCTCTTTTGTCACACTCTGTAATTGTGGTGCCAGTTTTGTTGGCAATCCTAACAATTGTGTACGCAAATTAACAAGCATTTCTGTCATAACCTGTTCTACCGTATCTGCCGAATACACTTCGCCGTTCATTTTGGCCAGTTTTAACTCAGCAATCTTGCGTTTCGCACGTTCATTCTTGGCCTTTTCAACCTCGAATACCGCATCATCTGAACTGCTTACCTCTTCAGCAGAGGATTGGCCCTTATATTTGACATAATTGATAACGGATTTGATAACCAAAATCTGATTTTTTTCATCCGTTGCTAAAACCCCTTCTTGGAGCAGTTGCGAAACACGTTGACGCGAGAGTCCAAGTGCTTTTGCCAGATTCGACTGAGAGGCTGTGGCAGTTTTTAAATCATCTGTAATTTTCACTTATTAATCAGCCTCCTTTCATTACCTGTATCACTAGCAAGGTCATAAAAAATTTAAAATCTAGGCAATTTTTGGGGTCTCGGCCACCGCACGCTTTCAACTTTGGCCAGAAGGACCCACAAAAATTTTTACTCAAACATTCAACGAAACGTGTAATAAATTAAATTTATTTTTTATTTTTACGGTGAGATAGACGGCGCTCATCTTCATGACGGTGCCGTGCCTCATCCCTATCCACATGTCTCATCATATGGTGTGCATGCGAACATGAACGGCAATAACCATTAGCTTTTATTACTATTTTGTTAGCACCACACATTCCATGATGATTATCTAAGCATGCATTCTTATGACATATCACATTAGGCATACCGTTCACATCCTTTCATTGTCTACTCAATACACACAACTCACAAGGTATAAGTGTATCTTAAGGTTGTGTAGTTATATATTCAAAGATGTCAAACATGAATCATTGATTGGTGAGTTGTGTGTATTCAATAGGCACCAGGGGGGTGGGGGGGTAAATCATATGTACAAAACAAAAGGCCCGTATAACTGAATGGTTACACGAGCCTAATATTTTGTTTTGAGTGATTTGGTGAATGATTGCTCAGTGGCAATTTTCACACATATATAATATCACATATCTAAATACCAGTTTGGTACTATTTGGGTCAGTTTGGTACTATTTGGGTCAATTCTTGACCTAATTCAATTAATGCTTCTTTTTTATATGACTGTACCTGTGTTTTACTATACCCTATAAATGATACCACACCTTTAAAAGACATACCATTAACATATTCTTGCATCAATGCTATCTTTCCTTCAACGCATTGTAAGCACTCAATATGTTTTCTTGCCTCTTCTCGTAACTGAATCAGTGCATTTGTTTTCTCAAGGCATTTAGATTCACTTTCTAACATCCTAGCTATACTGGCCTCTAACCCCTCTTTAATACCACCACCTGATACACGATCTTTACTATAATCTATTGCACTTAGCGAAGTGATATCACTCCTTAATCTTTGTAATTCCCGTTTGGCTGATTGTATTTCTAATGTACAGGATTTAATTGGCTTTAAATATTCAATTGCCTTCCTTATATATTTCTTTTCGTCTTCTTTGTCCATGTATCCGCATCACCTCCCGTTATAAATTATCACCCTTTTATATGTCATATCCCATTGCTTTACGATTTATTACATATATCGTTTCCGCATCAGTATGTTCTCTTTTAGCTATAATTTTTAAACAAGTTTCTTTGTTAGGCATGTTTCCTGCATGTGTATTTACATGACATTGACTGCATAATTGAATTAGATTTTCTCTGATATCTCCACCACCACTACCACGAGAGAATACATGATGTGGTTCTATATTACATAATCTGCCACAATATTCACAATGGTCTGTTCTAATTGCTTTAATCATTTTTTTATCAATGATTCTCTTATGTTTAATCGCCATTATATATTACCAGTGCTTCCAAAACCACCTGTACGTTTCTTTGTAGTCCTGTCCTTAGCCGTAATACGATATGGCATGATAATTAATTGCGCCAATCTTTCGTTCTTATTATATTCAAACGGCGTATCACCTAAGTTTCTAATAGGTATCATAATATGACCTTCATTATCGTCATTGTTGTAGTAGTCAGCATCGATAATACCTGTACCATTAGCAAGCATGACATCGTTATTAATACCCACACTGGATCTTAAATGTAATTGAATATGCTCATCGTAGTTTAATCTGCATTTAATACCAGTAGGAATGAGTTTTGTTTGGTGTGGTAATACAACGCCAGTCTCATAAGGCTTCACATCGTATCCTGCTGCATACTCTGTTTTTCGTTCAGGTAAATCAGCATCTTCATACCCTGTAACTTGTTCAAATTGATTTTCGTTCATTTATTTAATCCCCTTTTTTATATGACTTTCTTTTACTAATGGTTCACTACCGATTTACCCATTTCATGCATCCAATCTTCATAAAGTATTCAAGCTTATTCTGATTAAGCGGTATAGCTTCTTGTCTTGCTTTACTTCGCTTTTTAAAATCAACTTGTTCAATAATGGCTCCATCTTTTTTCACCTTATAGGTAATTAATATCAAACCGTTATTACCTATTGCATCTAATACCTCAGTCTTATTTAACGCGTATACTTCAATAGGCATTGCATAGTAGAGATATTTAACATTGCAGTTATCATGCTGATGATCCTTTTGAAAATCACGTCTGAAATCTTCAATACTGGTTTTGATTTCGACTTCAGTTACATACCTTGTTTTCAAATCAAAGTAGATGAAGTCCGCTTCATACTCGGTGTTATGTGGTCGCCACATAAGAACATTGGGAATACATATCTTTCGCAGGAACAACTTTTTTCCAAGAAGTTGCTGAATTTTGCGTTCAGTTAGTGAGTTCATATAACATCATCTTCCAAACATGCATTCCTCACTTTTTGATATACATCAACATATGTTTCTTTCTTATCGCCATTATATGTAACTTCGATATACTCTTTGATATGTACACCACTTACCAACGCTTTCCAGTTTTGTAATGTTTTAGAAAACCACACTACATACATATCCATAAGTGCTAACTCATTAGCGTTATAACCAAATTCATTAAACAATATTGCTCTTGCTGCATTGATTGCTTTTTCTTCTAATTTGTACATATTTTTATTCTCCTTTAAAAAATACAAGCCATATTGTCTTGCCTCTGCGCTGTCCAATTATCGGTTTACTCGGTAATAGTCCTTTCACATCTGAAAATAATACTTGCTCTTCATTCCATTTAAAAATTAGCGTTCCATTCTCTTTGAGTACTCGCCAGCACTCCACTAGGCCTTGCTTAATATTGTCTTTCCAATTAATCCCTAATGTTCCATATTTTGCTTTTAAATATGATGTATCACCTGCGTTTTTTAAATGTGGCGGATCAAAGATAACTAGATAAAATGTTTCATCATCAAAAGGCATGCTTTTAAAATCTGCCACTATATCTGGGTTTACTACTAACTTTCTGCCGTCGCATAGCGTAGTGTCTAATGTTCGATTATCCATATATAGTGCGTTTTTATTTTCCTTATCAAACCAAAACATTTTACTCCCACAACATGCATCTAGTATTTTCATTTATAATTTCCCTCTGAATCGATATAATCACCAATACGATATTGCTCTGTTTCCATAACTACAAATGCACGATTTTCGTATCCGTGCTCTTTTTCCCATGCTTGGAACACCTTTGATAGTGCATTGCTTAGTTCATCAACATGCTCTTTTTTCACACTTCTCATGTAATCATCAGAATACTCTATGATTTCATAGTCCATCCAATCATCAGCAACTTTCCAAATCACTTGTTCGCCGTCTACTTCTGGTACATATTTATAAGGATGTCCAATTTCTACGTAATCATCAAGTACATCTTGTTCTAAATATTCAACATTATTCTTCTCATCCCAACAATAATGACCATAGTAATTTAAAAAGTCATCAATGGCTTCTTCAATGCTTCCTTGTGGATCACCCGCATCACCATCAAAGCACCAGCAATATTGATTTTTATCCTGTTCAAGCATTTTTAATAACCTCGTTTCTTCAGATATTGCCATACAGTGCTAGTAGATTTATTAACTACTACTGCAATAGCACTTAATTTAAACCCTTGTTGTCTTAATTCAACGGCCTTATCTACCCATTTTTCAGGTGCCTTATTGGCCATTCTTAATTTTTGACCACATGATTTACTACAGGTTTTTGTTGTATTACGCAATCTATATTCTGTTTTATATTTCTTTCCACAGATTTGACATACCTTTTCCACCATCTGCCCTGTATGTTTATCTACTGCATCATATTTATGTTCTTTTACTCTTTTGTTTTTATCCTGCTTATTATCTTCCAAATTATATTTCCATATAGGTAAGTGTTGTAAAAAATATGGTACGTTGTTCATTGTTTATTTACTTCCTTTTATTCTTCATAGTCATCTTCTACATCGTTCTTTAAGCTAAAATCAAATTTTGCTTGTGCCCGTTCTCCTCTAATATACCCACGTATCCTTGCCTCTAGTTCTCTCAAGATACCGATGTCTTTCGTATCCATCACATCAAATAAAGTATTAACTCTTATCGCACCTGTTTTAAAACCTATTCCTGCTTCTGGCGCCATTAAAGAACCACAAAATACTAACGACTCTAATTCATCCGTTTCTCTTGCATATCTTAGTTGTATTTTAGAAACATTAAGCATGCATTGTGTATCTAATTGACAGAGCTTTCCAAGATACTCTAATACTCTAACTTCCATTCTTTTCCACGCATCATATAATTCAGGACTTTTTTCATCTTCTGACTTTATACGTAGATCTGCTATAGCACCTGTACTCAAAATATCTTCATATATAATGTCCATCCCTACGCCATATGTTGCAAAACTCTTAATTTTCATTATTTCCCCTCCAATATAGCTATGCTTTCAGCAGTCCAATCATTTATATGTTCATCAGCTTCTTTATAGTAAACTGTGTCCGCATCAATTCGTTTGTTTTGACCTTCGATATACACCACTATAATCGGTGTGCCCCATTTACTAGTGGTATACGCCTCTTCATGAATAACTTCACCATGGTCATATATAATACCAGCCGTATTATCCCAATCTTCTTCAATTCCCGCATATACAACACAATTATGGCCTATTTTAACAATGTATCTTGCTACTTTTTCCCAATCCAAATTTCTTGGTTTATTCCCCTCTAAAAATGCTGCAGTACATCGATTAACACATTCGTATCTATCCATGTTGCCTCCTAATCAAATACATTCCCTTTAATTTTTAGTTCTTCTGCTTCATTCACTATGAATCCTAAATCCCAATAACATTTCTGTTCACTCGTAATGACCGAGATACACCATTTCATATCTTGTTCGTTGTAAAATACCTTGGCTATAAATCGTCTGCTACAGTGTGGCATTTTATATTCAATGATGTCGTTTTCATAAATCAAATCATCCGCATCATCTACACCATCTGTAGCCCTACAAATCGTATATTCCTTTACACTGATTGGTGTCTCATTTTCCTGATATATTTTACATTTCCCATCGTGTCTAATTGCTACACCATATACCCAATAATTAACCGATTTTGCTTTAACATGTGTAATTCCCATATTATTATCACCTACCTTGCCCTTATCACCCATAGTTGGGCTAATAGTGTTATGATTTCTTTTTTATGTGGTATATCTTTCGTTTCTAATTCTGTTACTATATCCGCTATATACTCTTTTGGTATTACCGACATATTTGCATACCGCATCATCTTATCTGCTCTTGATTCCATATCATGCGCTCTCGTACTTATATGTTCCTTTTACAATACGATAAGTTGAACCATATGAAATCTTGTATCTTTTAGCCATCTCCCTAAGTGTATAGTTTCCTGTTTTATAATCTTCACATATCTTATTTCCTACACTTTGACTTAATTTATTGTGTTTTAAGTCTTGTATATCTTCTTGTAAGATCGTTTTACAAGAACGTACGCCCATACATTTTAAGGCTCTAGTAATTGTTACATTGCCATATACACAAGCCCATAATGCCAACCAATTTAATCTCACACCTGTAGGATCATTCATAGTTATATTTCACCTAACCTTTCTTCTGTCTTTTTCTGTCTTTTTCTGTCTTTCTTCTATCTTCATAGAGTTTACATCCACTGCAATACTTGGCCATAACATAAGGTCTTTTAACTGCAATCCCCATTTTATTGGGACATGGTAGCATAAGCTTATGTTCATTAACGCATGTATTTTTAACAAATAAACCTCCAAATTCAGTTAATTGAATGGCATGTTTACATGTTTTTGCTTTTTTGTATTCATTCCGTCTTGCCACTACCGCATCAACCTTTCTGCTTTTCTCCTCGCATTACACCGTACATTTGTTTTATGTTTTATTTCTTTATCTGGCAGTGTCTCTGCGCTGCCTTTAAAAGGGAATTTGTTCATCATCACCAAATGTTTCAAAATTACTTGTCTCATCATCTTTATTCGATAAGCTATCACCAATGAAATCTGCTACTACTTCAGTAACATATCTTTTTTCACCCTCTTTAGTCTCATAGGATCGTGTTTGTAGTCTTCCATTTACAATACATCTATTGCCTTTGATTAGCTTACCTACATTTTCGCCTAACTTCTTCCACGCTACACAATTAACATATGCAGTTTGTTCTTTTACTTCACCTGTACTCTTATCTACATATTCATTACTAGCAGCAATAGTAAATCTTGCTACAAGTGATCCGTTTTTTGTAAAAGTTAACTCTGGGTCACGCACTAAATTTCCCATTAATTGCACATTATTCATAATTTCCTCCTAATCTATCCGTTTATTCCAATATTTTTCACAAGCTAAATACTTTGTTGCTTCTTCGAAACATACAATGGCCGAACACTTATCACATACCACCATATGATGCTTTTCTGTAACTTTAATACCTGTTACCACTCTGATTGATTTATTCCCGCAGAATGGACATGGTCTCAGTCGATTTTCTCTTCGCATATATTTCACTCCATTTCGTAAGACGTATTAATCTATATGTTCTAAATGGATATCCATAATTATTAATACCTTCATATACGCTATCTTTATCCAAATAATATCCTTGTGGAACTTTAATTTCTTTTCTCCATTCCGTATCTTTAATTGTTTTACGTTCTACCTTTGGTTTATCTAAATTCGTACTTGAAACCCATTTCTTAGATGCATGTGTTGGACTACCTTGTATATCCATTTTTCGTTCTTTTATAAAATACTTGGCTAATCCAATTGCATCTTCAGCTTCTCCTCTGTACAGCTCTAATTTTGTATATCCATATTCCCATAGCTGTTTTAGAATTTTAGTATTTAATCGAATACCTTGATTAAGTAGCATGTGAAAGTGTATTTTGCCTTGCCGTTCCATAATATAAATATATTTACAAGGCTCATTTTCTTTCTTGAATCTTGCCCTTAGCCTTCTAATAAATTTAGTCATCCTATTTTTTGCTTCAGTTTCATCAGGATCATCTCGAAATGTCAGTGTTAGATAATAATCGTCTTCCACAAAATTCATATCTATCAATAACCTCAATTTCTTTTCAGCAATACGTATGTTATTTTTACGAATCATTTCAGGTGTTACATGTTGTTTTTCACTTCTAGATTTCTTTCCTATTTTCCCTAGATATGAATTACCCGTAATTGAATCTGTAACCTCTCTGATATTCTTCGATTCTATTACTGTTCTCCTACGCATTTATTTACCCCTTATGTCGAGTTGTTAATATATCTATCAAGTCCCACAAATGCAGTTGAAACCGCATTTTTACTAGACTTTTCTCTATATATGAGGTAAACTATAAATAGGATTATTTATGGTTATATTCTCATATAACTACTTAATGACCGCCGTGTTATAGCACGGCGGTTTTTTATTTATCAAATTCACAATGCCATTCACCTTGATATTTCATTAGATATTGGCATTCACTACAACATGTATCACATACACGCTTCTTTTCTTTGTGACATACAATTGCACAATGTATTGGTTTTCCGCATATTGGGCATTCCATGTTAGTTAATTGGTTGTACCAGTTATCCATCTTGCCACTCCCGTTTTAGTTGTGCTTCGACTAATCGGCACTGTAGTTTGAATACATTAATTGCTTCTTGAGCATTTAAATAAAGCACCTTAGCGGTATCTCTCCTTAACCTAAGCTCAGCAATATATTCATCTCCCTGTGCAAGATCACGTATCAACGTAACTGCTACTTTTTCCAATCTGGCCGAGGCTATAAATTTAGCCTTGGCCTTTTTATAAGAATACTCAGCATTTGCCAACTCAATTCCTCTATCTTTGGCTAAACGCAATGCTTTATTCAGTTCTAATTGTTTATCTTGTAAATAACTATATAAATCTGCACTATTCATCATTTTGATTGTTTACTAAGTTCTACTTCTTCAACTAATTGATTTACGAGTGCTTCAAGTTTACTAATTCTGCTTTGTGCATCCTTAGCCTCTTGAATGTAGTCACTACCTTTACCAGTTTTAAACGCTATGTTCAATGTGTATTGATTTTCACTTCCTAATGTCATACCAGCACCAATCATTACACGTTCATTAGGACGATAGAACGCTCCCAATGCTACAGCGTTAGCGTTTCTATAATGTCCGTAGGATACGGCATAACTTGCTTTATCATCCTTGTTGAAATCTAAAGGATGTAAACCACTTAATGCTGCAGAACTAGCTCCTAATTTATTTAGACGTGCATTTGTTTGATTGATTTGAGCCATGCCTACTTGGTTTTGCGCTCTTAATTGACGCATGTTAACCGCATCAGTATCTGCTACACCGTCCGCTACATCGTGTAGTTGTTGGCCACCTGCAGTAATGTTTTGAGTTGTGAACTCAATATGCTTACCATTACTGTCGGCAGTCATGCCGTTCATTGTGTAGCTTGCAGTATCTAATGTATTTGTATTTTCTAATTTCAAACCATCATGAGTTATAGCTGCGTTTGTATCACCATTAAAGAAATGAGCCTTTTCTTTATTTACAACACTACGAACAGTATCTACATTTGTTCCAAAGTTAACAGAGTTCATGTCATGTAAATCTTTGTTTACATTCACGGAAAATTCCATGCCACCGTTTATGTTGGTTGTTTGAGATACTGTTGTATTATTACCGTCACCTACTGTAGTGAAATTCAATGAATTAATGACTGCATTTAATTGGCTGCCATTAACCGCATCAGTAGATGTGGAATCAATACGACCTGCAGCTACATTTGTAATAGTGCGTTTATAATTCATTACACCGCTCATGCCTGCTTTATTTGTAGTACCAACAGAAACAGTACTATCAGCTACACCACCGGCGAAGTTGAATTTCTTGCCGTTGATATAAATATGATCTGTACTAACCGTGGTATCAGTAGTTGAATTAGTTCCCAAGGCTACTGCATTAGGCGTATCGGCTAATGTATTATTGCCAATTGCTAATGCATCAATAGCACCAGCTTGGCCATGAGTACCAATGACTACAGCGCCTTGACCTTTAGTTTTATTGTTTGAACCGAAGATTAGTTGTTCTTTAGAATTGTCTAATACTTGGTTGTTGTAACCAATCACAACACTGTGGCCACTTCCTATCGTGCCATTGTTTGAACCGATAACAGTCGCATTTTCTGCGTTTACTGTATTAGTACGGCCAACAACAACCGTACTTTCACCATTTGCATAGGCGCCGTTACCTATAGCGATGGTATTATAAGCGCTTGTTCGCGCTTGGTTACCCATTGCAATGGTGTATTCAATTAGGCTTTCTGCATGCGAACCAAATGCAAAACTATTACGACCTGCTGCAGTAGCATTATTACCACCTGCAAAGCCGTTTTCCCCAGTTACAGTGTTATCGGTACCAAATGCAAACGCGTTATTCGCATTAATGTGATTTTGAAAACCGGATACCATTGAGCTTGTAGAATTTGTGGAAATGGTATTATCTGTACCAACAATTGTATTATTGCTAGTAGCTCCAACCATATTTACTGCCAATGCAGAAATTGCTAATGTTGTAATGATTGTCTTGTTTGTGTTCATTGTTTTTTCTCCTGTTTCTGTTACAATACAGGTAGAGTATTTTGCAGATTACTCTACCAAGTCCGCTATGGTTTCCTACGCCATGATTAGCGGACTTTTTTTCTTTCATAAAATCTGATTTCCCTTGACCAGTAATTGCTTAAAATTAAAAGCACAAACCCGAGCATGATTTGTAAAAAAGCTGTGTATAAATCAATCCTATTAATTTCTATTGATCCGATTGTCCCTACTACCATTAAGAATGCGACCACTCTTAATGTCCAAATTAATTTCATCATTTTCTGTATCCTTTCAATATGTTGTAAAGATAGTCAATGCTTTCGCATTCCAAACCATCAATAAATTCATTAGCCAATCTGCTTGCCTCACGATGTGCAATTTCGTTGCCGTACTCATAAGAATTGGTATTTGTAGGCTCTTGATAGCGTTTGTCATATTCTATTTCGTATTCTGCTTTATAAATTTCATCAAGCAGTCTTTTATGAAGAACATCAGATACAGGTCTATAAGCACCGCTATCCCATTTGAAAGCGTTTGATATAAAAGTTCTGGCTGATTTCACGATTTCATCAGTGAGAATTTCACAGTCTTTGATTGTTGCTACGTGCGATTTAGCCATTCTATGAAAATTTTCGTATATGTCCATTTGTACCCTTTCTATTCTCCAATTCGTGCCTGGCACCGTTTGGCCAACCACTCCTCAAATAACCGCGAATGAATTAATCTTTTACCACCACGCTCACCAATCTTCATTGACGGAAAATCAAAATCTTCCGCCCATTGGCGAATTACAGCAGGTGCTACACTGGCTTGCTCTGCCGCTTCTTCAACAGTAAGGCAAAATTTTGTATCAAGCCGATTACTATTCATAGTTACCTCCTTTTATAATTGTCGCATACTATGCGACTACATTGGTAAAAAAAATATCATTAATATCTTCATACGTTAATGATAGCGCTTTAGAAATTTTCTCTACATCTTTTACGGTGAAATTCTCTCCAGATTTATTGAGTTTTCTGTAAACGGTAGATTTATCAACACCAATGATATTAGCTAGTTCAATAATAGAAATATCATTTTCCACTAACTTAGCTTTCAATTTTCTAATGTTTACCATTTCTATCCCCCTTTTATTGTTCGTCGCTTATATGCGACTTTCTTTAACTAGATATTACCCTATTGAAAATTGCATGTCAACAACTTATTTCGCATTTTATGCGATTTTATGCTTTGTTTAAAAATATTTGTTGCATTTTTGCGAATTGTATTGTATTATGTAATCAAATAGAAAGTGAGGTTTTCATATGAGAATCGGAGAACGTATTAAACAACGTAGATTAGAGCTAGGCTATACTGCAGATGCATTAGCTAAATTATTAAATAAAAATAGAGCTACTATATATAGATATGAAAATGGTGATATTGAAAATATGCCAATCGATGTACTTGAACCTTTAGCTAAAGCATTGAATACTACACCAGCATATCTAATGGGTTGGCAAGAACCGCATCAACCAAATGAATCTATTATATCCGACCAAACTGAAGGTTATTATGTGGACCCTGAAGCGGCCGAATTTGCTGAGTACCTTCGCACACGTCCAGGTGCTCGTATGCTTTTTTCTGCTGCAAAAGATATTTCTAAAGAGGATATGGAGAAAGCAGTTGAATATATAGAACTGCTAAAACTAAAACATAAGTAAATACACAAGGGAGAGTGTTATCGTTGGTTGTAAATTTGATTTACTGCGACTTACCACATGCCAATGCTGTGTCAGAGGAATGTGAAGATGTAGATACTCATAACATCTACATAAACAAAAACCTCCCTCATGATCGCATGAGAGAGGAAATTAAACATGAATTAATGCATATTATTAACGATGATTTTTATGTTGATCATCACGTTAATTTAGTCGAGCGTATGGTTAGGATATCTCAAATCGAAGATAGTGACCTTAACGAAATCGACTTTTATCATCACATTATTTAACTATATAACTAGGGAGATGTTATTATGTTAAAGCTTTTAAAACGTTTATTTAGTTGTTTTACTAAACAATCTGCTAATACCACAGATACTCTTGAATTATCTTTCGAAGTAAATTCTAATTTTAATCACTCACCTATTTCTAACCATAGTCATGAACTATCTACCGATGAGTATTGGAATCATTGGTTAGCTTCTAACAACAATTCTTTTCAACGTAGAATTGAACGTGCTACATGGATTTCTTCTCAATCAATAAAAAAGAATGACGGCGTTTGTTATATATTGGGTACTCAACCTCAACCATATATAGTAACCTTATCTAGTTGTACCTGTTCTGACTTTCAAAATCGTCAAAATGCAAATTTCGATTATCCATGTAAACATATGTGTAGATTAGCTATTGAAAATGGAATTATTGATGCACATATTCATACAGATACTGAAATAGAAGAAAAAGCTATTCAAGATGCAAAAGAAGCAGATGAACTTGCTGAGCTTAATCGTCTGCATGAAATAGAGCTAGATAAATTTAGATTATCTGAAACTGATATGTCTAATATTCTATCCATCATTGATGAACCTGAGTTACCAATTCCAAATTTTAATGGTAATGCTGATTACTTCAGCTCAACTAGTTATGATAATAAAGAATCGAAATATATTGATAAATCTGATGAATTAATGGATAAACTATCCGACCAATATTCTATTAATAAGATTATTACTATAGTATCTCAAATACAAAATCATCTTGTTCAATTCAAAGAATTTCTCTATTCTAAAGGCACCTGTGGTGTTGATGAATATAATTCTATGTATAGTAGTGACTTTGATGATACTCGAGACCAAATTCAATCATTCTTATTAAATGACTACCCTGATAATGCCTATGATTATAATGAAGATCAAAAAGCAGCTATAGAAGAGAAAAATAGAGTTAAACAAGAACGCATTGATAAAAAATCTATACTATCAGCAATTTCTCATGAACCAATTGCGCAAGCTAGTTTAATTAAATCACTATTTCCTGATAACACATCATATGGTAAACGTTTATGTAATGCTTTAATAAAGGAAGGTAAGTTACAACAAGTAAAACAAGGTAATAAATACTTTATTAACAAAGTATGATTATAATTTTGAATATAAAAAATAAGCCCTCACCGCAGTGAGGGCCATTAAAAACTACATACCTTAGAGGTACTTCATTTTTACTCCAATAACATTATACCATAAACCTCTAAGGCTTATTAACTATGCCAAGGAGGTTATTTTTATGGCTAAAAAACGAACCGATGGACGCTACCAAGTATCCAAAATGATAAATGGTAAGCGTAAATACTTTTATGGTACTACCAAAAAAGCTGCCATAGAATCCATGGAGAAATACGTAAATACAAATCAAGCATGTGCTAATTTCGACGATACTATTTCATTAAACACCTGGATTAATATATGGCTGAATCTAAAGGAAAAGACTATAACCCCTGCCACATATCAAAGCTATACAGGCATTATTAATCGCTATATCAGAGATAAAATCGGTGGCATGAAGTTAGCCGAAATTAAACCTAATACATTACGGTATGTCTTTGAATCAATGGATGGATTATCATCAAGGACTATATCCTACGCCATGACAATTCTAGGATCCATATTAGAGCAGGCGGTAAAAGATGACATTATTCCTAAAAACTATATGAAAAACATAGACCGGCCAAAACAGGTAAAAGTCCGTCATATGGTAACGCTATCTGCAGATGAGGTTAAAAACTTCTTATCCAATATCTCTAATGTAGAACATCATGCGCTCTTTAAATTAGCATTTGCAACAGGTATGCGGCGGTCTGAATTATTAGGCTTAAGATGGTCGGATATTGATTTCAAGAAATCAACTGTATCTATTTCACAAACTGCCCTCAAAATCGGATCTACGGCAGTTATATCCAATACAACTAAGACAACATCCTCAAATCGGATAATTGCCATCGATTCAGATACACTCCAGGAGCTTATGAAGCACAAAACGGTCATAGACAAGCGTAGAATTAAAACCATGAACTGGATTAATAATAACCTTGTATTTCCTGGTATAAAAGGCGGTCCTCGTTGTCCTGATGAAGTCAGCAAGCTATGTAAGAAATACGCTAATTTAATCGGTAAGCCATCTTTTACTATGCATGGTACTAGACATACCCATGCCACCCTTCTCATTGAAAATGGGGCCAATATGAAAGCCATACAGGAACGTCTAGGACATGCTTCATTCCAAGAAACGATGGATACCTACTCACATGTTACACCTAAAATGGAAGATGACATCGTAGAACGTATTTCTAAAATATTCTGATGTCAAAATGATGTCAAACCACGCAAGA